GAAGATGAATGAATTAATGACGAACGAATTTCTATCGCGTCTTTACTACAATGAGGACATTTGTCACGAAGTTGAGTTATTTCGTATTTAGGTCTAGTTATTTTTTCTTCCACAACTACATTACGTTTAATTGTATCTTCCTCATATATAATTTTGACATTCGCACCCGAACGTATTGCGTCAATAATATCAGGAGATAAAGCCAAATGACTACATGGCGCGGTATTAGTGCAACCAATTAGTTTAGCTTTTAATTCCCATCCAGCATTATGACCCATTCCCGGACAAAGCGCGTGCGCTATTTCATGTAAGATAGTATTCTTAATTTCAGGTTCTGGATGAATATCTAAATGATGGGCATTAAGAATAATACATTTATCTTTATAACTACATAAACCAAGATAATAGTTATTATTAGTAATACTAATACGGACGTGCCAATCATTTAGCCCATGTTTAATGAGACTTTCATGAGCGAATAAAGTGGCGTCTTGTCTGTTCATGTGATTATTTTTTATTAACGAATTCTTTAATTTGTCCCATTACATCTATGATGATTTCTGCTCTCCTGTAAGCAGCTTCTTCCATTATTGTTCTATTAGCTGAACCTAAATTGAGAGATAAATTACTAATTTTAATTAATGATTCAGCTGTATCAGCTAAGTGATTATTAAGTTTTGTTATTTCTTTTTTACAACATTCATTCATCCAACTACCCTTTTACTATAAGGTGTTTTAATTTCAATTATTTTACTATTATTTTTTGTGAATTGATAGAAAGATTCAACTAATTCATCTAATGAACCAACTACATTAGTTACGTTTTGATCACCTATCCGTATAGTGCAATTTGTATTGGGGATTCCGTTAGGAAGAATAGTGGTTAATTGGTATAAGTTAATACCAACTCGCGCCCCATTAGTTCGGGTTACGATTGTAAACATAATTAATCCCTTCACTCTTCCATCATCTTAGTAATAGAAGAGTGAAATTATTAATATCTATTAACAGGTTCAATACCAATATGAATGCGATGATTATCTAGTTTATTGAGATACACTAAGTATGAAATACTATTATTTCCTTTATCTAAATCTTGACAATAAATACTATATGCAGTTCTATCTAACTTATTGAATCGTCTAACGCGCTTTGCCTTAAATCGTCTACGTCTGTTCATTGATTATTCCTAGTCAAAACAGAATCACTTAATCCAACGTCTTTAGGTTTATGTATACCTAATAGATGAAGTGCAGCTTCTAAATTAGCGCGTCCCGGACTATCATGTTTCATGAATGACATAGCGTAATAAATTTCTCTACCAGCTTGGTCAATATCATCTACTATTTTATATAGAGCAATCTTCAAAACACCAGCTCCTCTCTTCCAATAGTTCCATCATTCTCAATATAATAACTTAATGTTAGCATAGTAGGTTGTTTAGTTCTATCAGAATTGAACCTACCTACATGCATTCTTACATTAGGACCAAGCCCATTAATACGAATCCATCTATCTAACTTAATGTAATAGCGCGCGTCAGACAGTGCTTCTCTTACCATTAATACAGTATAATCAGTCTTGGTAGCTATCATGGATTTCATATGTTACATCCTCAATATATGCATCATCAAGGTCATATATCATATCTTTAATAAATTCTGATAGATTATTTATTTCTTCATTTCTAATTATTTTATCTTCTGTAATTTTTATATGAAGTTTAATGATTTTCATTCTCGTTAATCTCAATCTTTCTAATTAAAATTCTTTCCTTAATTTGAAATTTGATAGTTTCTTTAGCTAATTCTTGATTAAGTTCATAAGGTGGAATAGATTTAACATATTCCCAATATGTAGATTCAAACTTAGCCTGTTCTTCTAATGTCATGAATTATCCCTGCTTAGCCGGAACAGTCGATATCATTTCCTTATATCTTATCACTGCTTTCAATGGAGATAATTTATATACAGCACACAAATTGCTTAATATTTCAGCAGGAATACCATGTTCCTTAGCTAGTTCTTTAACTTCAGCTAGATTTACTTTATTTCCTGAACCTGTTGGTTTAGATACCTTAACTTCATTAGGTTTGTAATTGATATCCCTGGCTTTATACTTTTCCTGTTCTTCCTTAGTAAGTGTAGATACAAGATTATTCAGATAAGTCTGGTCTGCCTTTATATTGTTCGTTATTTCTAGACGTTTTTCTTCTACTTCAATTAATACTGTCTTGAATTTGAGATATCGTTCATGAACTGCTTTATACAGTTCATAATCTTTTCTACCTATCGACTCATCAGCATCAATGATTGACTTTAATTCGCTGATTGATATTGTTTCAGCATTAAAATAATCAGCGCGGGTAATTATCGAGCTATCTATATCACGACTTAACTGTAAATTCTTACTTGTTATTTGATGTTCAGCTATTCGTTTCTGTTGATTCTCAGGAGACTGATGAGCTATTTCTTTTTCATAACAGGTAGGGCAGAGTAGAATAACATTCGCATATAATTCACAAGAACCAACGTAAGGACATGCTTCACATGTGGCTAATGATGTATGGTCTAATTCAGTTCGTCTACAACGAACACATACATCGGGCACTCCACCTTGTATGAATGGGTGATTCATGATTAGTTCTTCCGAACTATATTACGCGCGATATTCAAGTTAGGTGAGGAATAATCACTAAATGTATTATTCTCATTCCAATAACGAACTTGCTTATTTGGTAGTTCTAAAGGTTCATCAATCGTTGAGTATTCTAGTTTTAATTTAGCTTCCTTTTCAGTAATATGTAGCTCATTAACTATATCAGATAGTGCGACACGAATATCGACAGGAAAACATTCGGGTTCATATTTATAATCCTGCCCATATACATCGTTAATCATATTATTTCCCCCTTTCTTCAAACATTTTACTAATCTTAGTCATATCAGTTTCATCTAATTCAATGTAAGATGGGTCACATGACGGACATAAAGGTCTATCCATCTTCATAGTGCGTGGGTCCATGATTGTAGTATTCTCACAATCTATACCCCAACATTGAGTTAGTTTACCCGGAATTAATCCAGCCATATGAACAGGCATATAATGATTACATTCCGGGCGCGCACAGGCCCATACCTTAGTATAACCATTAAGGACAATTCTATGATACTTATGAGTGTGCTTAGGATTCGCCATGTTATTAACCTAATTGTCTAGTAATAGACGTCGATACCGAATTCAATGTAGCAGAGTCATTAAGAAATTTATAATCAGGTAGACAGATTATGTATCCTACAGAGCGCGTCCTGTATATACAACCATTTTTCCATTCAGTAATCTTATATACAGAACGTAAATTCCATTTAATTGTGAAAGGTTGATTTTTCAACCAATCTAATTTAATAGTCATACAAATTAGTGTCCTCGGAAGTGGACAGGAGTGTAAATCCTACTCACCCTCTGTGCCTACTAGTATATCATAAGAGCCCCCACCTTGTCAAGTGACCTCGGGAGGGGACATGTAAATTATACATACATGTAGGATTAATTTATTATTATTATAAAAAAAAAAAAAAAATAATAAGAAAAACCCCATGTTTCGGCGGCAGGGTCGTCTCAACAGGCCGGTTTAGCTGAAGGCATACTGGTAGATACAGAGACACCCTCTCTCTACCTATGCCTTCAAGGCGATAATTTGTAATGATTGATTACTGATAGAACGAATCAGTATGTGACGAGGGTTAAGTGGATGATAGCAATATATATGAATTGCCACCTAACCCCCATCACCGCACTAAGCCTAAACTCTATTTATACTCGCTTAGTCGAGTCCTATGTTAAGTAGGTAGATGTAAGTGTCTTACGTCCTGGCTAGGACATTATAGCCGTTGGCTTACATCTATTGTTATTGCTTGACGATTACAGCGATTCGACCGTTACACCGAACAAAGCAGCAGCCATCTGCTTAGCTTCATCTTCACTCTTGCCTGTAGCAACAAGAGTCTTAACAGTATTCTTAGCTGCAAACAGAATACCATCAGGCGTAGCGTCAACCTTCGGAGCCTTAATACCCGCTGCCTCGAATGCAATAAGCATAGCCTTTTGACGTGCGTTAGCCTTACGCTTATTATTTACGAGTGTAACGATATCCTTAGCTGAAGGCTGTTCCTCTGCAGGAATTTCTGCCTGTGCTTCAAGCAGATTAACAGTAAAATTATACTTTACTGCTTCCGGTAGTTCGGAACCGTATGCCGACTCTGCAACTGCTTCAAAAGTCTCTGTCTTCATTCTGTCACTCCTGATAGGTTTGGGGAGTATTCCCCGATGAGAGAAGTATAACACGAACACCGCCGATTGTCAAGCACTAATCGACTGGTCGCAGTCTCATTTCTTTAGTGCTCGGGTTCAGGACAGAGTTTAACATTCTATCCTGATATATAACTATTGCATACTTAAGAGGATATGCAGTAGTAGTGATACGAATCCATCGTCTACCACTTAGACGGTCGCGCTCGTATAGTGCGTAATGGCGCGGATGTTTATTCTTCACTATTTACACCTTTTTTATGACACATACAATCGCATGTAGCATCTTTAGGTGCGTCTTGTGTAGGTTCGCCTATTGCTATTAATACATATCCATTCATTCTACATGTATCACAAATAGCGCGGAACCCACTAATGGTAAAATAGATTTTCATCTCATTACCATCCTAACTAACTTGATTGTGTAGATACGCGCTAGTTCCTCTCGACCTGAAACAATTAGGTCGAGCAAGATTAACCACGTATCTAATTCTGTTATTGGTAGTTTCATCTTATCCTCACTATCTGATTAATGAAACTATCAGTATGTGACAGGGGTTTTATACTTTTACCATACTTGTAACGCGCGCTCTCTTATCCCTGACATTGAGTGCATAGCATTCGCGTTAGATATGTAATATTGATTCGTGTGTCTAGCTAGTTAGGCCAAACATCCAAGGATACACGGAACGATAAGCATATGTTTCTTGCCTGCTAACCCTGTATCAAGGGCCATTCCTGACTAGGGAATGTAAGGGGCAAATACGGACCGTATGTGTATGGAGTCTAATTACTCCCTGACACCCAAAAGGATGCAGTTCACCGAAGCTTATACACACATACCGTAGTCGAGATGATACGATTAGATGTTACGCGATAGTAGCCTTTCTCGTATGCCGTCTGCTTGCGTGCAGACCAGACAACTACATCTATAGCATCGGTCATGCCATCCCATATTATACTATAAGTCCTTTAGAATCAACAACTTACATAGTAGTAATAACCACTAATCGGCCAATCCATTAGCCTACATGATTGTAATAGCGCGCTAAGTCCTTATGTATCATATACTTACGACCGGCCAATAAATTAGCTGGTAAAAACAACAAATTGGCCTGTAATAATTCCATAACTATTTCGTCATCAAAAAGAAATCAATAACCATACCAATGTGCCATAATAGACCATGCCAACGCGCGGCACAATTCATGCCATACAATACTGTAATAATGTATGTAAGTATTACATGAATCTTACGATTTTGTATGGCATGACCTTTGAACTTACATATATGTTATCCAATGGGGGGTATATAATAATTACAGGGTCCCATCTTGGCATGAAAATTGCGGCTATTGAACACACAAGACTGATGCTAGTTTTAGAAATAGGGTCCCATATTATAATGATACTTGTATAAATAATATGTAAGAAAGTGTCCTGTTTCGATGACACCCTACAGGTGGGGTTGAGAGGCGTCAGGACGGGAGTTTAGACACTAGATGGAGTGGTTTCGGTTGATGGCTTAGTTCGTGCTTCCTAGGGGATCGTAGGGCGAACTAGACCTATTGACATTGAAGAGTTTATTAGTCTATGCTTGGACCGAACCGGAACCTAATTTATAAAGGATACATGTATGCAATGGATGTGTTCTTTATGTAAAAGAATTCATATGGCTCAAATGACTTCTTTAGTGAATACATCATTATGTTGTGATATGAAGGTAGTTAGGAAGCCCGATAAGTTGGAAGAAAAACAAATTGCTAAGGCGAGAAAAGATTTGGAGAGATTTGGTGAAAAAAATATTTCTTTTGGTTCTTCTAGTTCTAAGCCTAGTTACAAGTAGGTTAGAAGCACAGACAGTAGTTACGCTCGCATGGGATTATGATAAGGTTCCGACTGAAGTATCTACTTATGTTCAGGCAATAAGTATTGATGGAATAGTTCAGACTTCTGTTCCGACCTGTATAGCAAAGGGATTAGTAGGAACTACATGTTCCATTCCCGCGCCTTTACTGGCTACGGGAAGTCATACAGTTAGTATTTCTGCTACCAAGGGTAGTGTGACTGCACAGACTATTATTAATGGATTAGGTGGAGCGAGCGCGCCTTCGAATCCTACTAATCATAAAGTAGTTATTACAATTACTATTACTTCCGGGAGTTAGTTATGCCTGTTGGATTAGTTGATGATGTGGAGTTCGAAAAGGAATACACATCTATTGTAGATATTCAAAGACCAGGTAGACGACCTGGTGATAATAATGTTCCGTCCGCATTACGTCAAGTTATTGCTGAAGAAGCAATAGTTAATGGTAATGATGAGGCGAACAAATTAGCTGAAATGTTCGGGGTATCTAAATCATCTACATCAGCTTATAAGAATGGCGCGACTTCTACTGATAGTTATAATTTACCTAATGAAAAATTAAATTTGCATGTAAATAATGTGAAAGATAGAATTAAGAGTAAGGCTCAAAGTCGATTAATTATGGCTTTGAATGAAGTTACAAAGGATAAATTAATTGGCGCGAAATTAAGAGATATCGCGGCTACAGCTCAAGTTATGAGTTCTATTGTTAAGAATCTTGATGATAATGGAGATTCAGGTAGAAATATTAATCCTGCTAACTTCATTCTTTACGCGCCTTATATTAAGACCGAGAATGACTTTAGAACTGTTGTAATTAATGAGGTTGGATAATGCCAGCACAAGCATCTAGGCCAGGCGTATTAGAAACGTTACAATTAACTCAAACCGCGCTTGGTAATGGATTAGCTCTTGCGGTTCCAGCTAGTGTTAAGCAACATATCTTTTATATTGTTGGTAATGGAACTATTGCTGGTGGAGCTGTAGCATTAGAGACCGCACATGATCCTGAATATACTGGAACATGGGCTCCATTAGTTAATGATAGGGCTACTCCTACAGTTAATCCTGTTGTTGGTATTACTAATGCTGTAGCTATTTATGCATATGAAGGTGTTCTTGCTGCTGTAAGAGCGAGAATATCTACTGTTGTTACAGGTGGTGGAACATTTACTGTATTTTATAAGGGTGATATTCACTAATGATTGAGAGGATTGAACTAGTTGGGGCTAGTTATGGGGAGAATCTTCCTAATGGGAGATTTGTAGCTTCATATCTTTCAGGATTAAATGAAACATCTGAAGGGCCTGTTCAATCTCCTGTCAATTTATTATTTACTCGTATTAACCCTTCTGGACCAGGATTTGTAGGGGTAGGGGCATCTGGTCAATATAGAGATGAAGCATTACAATTTAGTCCATTCGCACTTAAAGGTCAGGCATGTGGTGGAAGTCCTGTAGCATTTTGGCCTAATGGTTCATTAGTAGTATGTTCATGTGTTCCTCCTTATGGTTCCCAAGGAATAAGATGGATAGATGATACTATTCATCCTGGTGATGAATCTATTGCTAATCCAATAGAAGGAATATATCAATATACTACTCTTGCTGGAATTAAAGTAGGTCAAGGTGGAGATGGGATACATGGTGAAGACCCAGCAGTTATTATATTTGAAGGTATTCGATATCTTCTTGAATCAGGAACATGTAGAGTAGTTAGATTTAATTATGACTGGATTGAAGGTAAGTTAGCAATATGTTTTTGGAAAATGAGTTCAAATAGTAATGTTCGAATACGTTTAGATATTGCTGATATTTTAACATTAACTCAATTTCCATTAAATCCATTTGATCCTATTGTAAAGATTAATAAACCTTGTTGGTTAGGATGGTATGAATTTAATCAACCTCCTTCATTATTACCTCCAGGAAATGCATTAGTTAAGATTAGGTATGATGTTTCTGGTTCGGTAATAAAACTTAATGGAACTCAATTCGCTGAATACATTGATGGACCTACAGTAGAAAATATAGAGACTCGCGCGCTAGCAAGTCCTTGGCCATGTATAGTTTATTGGGACGGTAGGAATTGGCCTAAATATCCTGTATTAAAGAGTAATGATTGGCTAGGATTACAAGCATATTGTCAAGTAGGAGAACCAATCGCGCTATTTGAACAAAATATGCGAGCGCAAATTAATGCGGCTAGGGTTCAACATCGAAAAATTGGATTAATCTGTCAGTGTTATACTTCTAATTCTTCATTGACATCTAATATTAAAGGATTAGTTCCTGTATTCGCTCGATTAGCAAGAGATTATACTGAAGTAAATTTTCTACTTGTATTTAGTGATCAAAATAGGGCAACAGGATTAAATGATCATCCTGAAGTAAGACCATCTTGGGAATTGTTATATAATGGTATTATAGGTGAACCACCAATGAGTGATCCTGAAATTCTTCCTGAAAATGTATTCCTTACTCTTCAGCAAGAGCGCGCTAAATTACCTACTCCATTAGGTGATCGTGGTGCAGAATTAATGAACTCAGTTGCATGGATTCATCGTAATGAAGGTTGGGGATTAGAATTTAAAGGTGGTGGAACGGTATGTTTGCAGCCTAAAACTAATATTACTTGTGGTTGTGAAATTTTAAGATTACAAGAATCAGGTTATGCTGTATTACAAGATTCAGAAGGTTTAGCTATTCCTCAAAGAGCAGAAAGAGGAGATGCTGAACCTAGTAGATTTAGAGTAGCCGTAGATCCTGGGACTGCACCAGGTGTTATGAATGTTGTTATTATTGATTATGATAAAGATGTCCATCGAGGAGATCCTAATGGTATGTTAATTAGATTTGATGTAACATCACCTTATCCTATAGTAGAAGTAGAATTAGATTTAGTAGGTGATGGTGAGCCATCAATTATTATTAAATTCCTTGATGAACCGCGCCGGGATGGAAGATATTGTAGGGCTTTAGCTTTTAAACCTACTGTTAATGGTGATTGGATTCTTCAAGTAACCGCGAAAGATAATCAAGGTAATACAGCAGAAGCAACAGGTAATGTTCCAGTTCATGTTTCTCCTTAGGAGTAAATTATTATGGTTGGACAAGTTACACTTACTGCAAAAACAGGCGCGGGTGTTCAGGTTACTGCTCAAGTAATTACAGGAGTATCTGGATTAGTATTTAATCTTGTTAATGGAACTTTAGGTATTAGTAGGAATGAAGCTGAACCTGGTTCATTTGAACAATTTTATGATTTAACGGGGGTTGCAACAGTAACATGTTCAATTTCAGGAACTACTTATACTTGGGTTGTATCTTAATAGTTTTATTATCAGGATGTTCAGCTCGATATAAATTAATTCGAGTAGAGCGCGTAGGTCCTGTTGAGGCTGAAATATGGAAAGATACAAATAATAACACATGTGAAAGACGTGTATATTTAGATTCATATTATTATCGTGGAGTAATCAAGTGTGAGTCTCAATCCAAATGAATGGCGACCGACAAGGAAGCAAGCTACATTTCTAGCATTACCAACTTGGATTAAAGAAGCAACCTTAGGAGGGGGCGCTGGTTCAGGAAAAACTGACGTTCTCCTCCTTTATGCAATTATACGTAAGTGGCATCTTAATCCGCGTTTTAAACAGGTATTTTTACGTAGGACATCACCTGAATTAAAACGCGAGGTTATGCCGAGAAGTCGAGATATATATAGAAAGTTCGGGGCAACATTTAATCAGACAGATATGTTATGGACCTTTCCAAGAGAAGATCAATATGGAACAGGAACATCAACTAAATTAGGTGGACGTAATGAAGGAGCAATGATCTTTTTAGGTCATTGCGAAAATGAAGATGATGTTCATATATATGATTCGATGGAAATTAATCTCTTCACTCCTGAAGAGTTAACTACACTTACTGAATATATATACCTTTATATTGGATTTGAACGAACGCGCGCTCCATTAGGTTCAGGATTACCAGCTATAATTAGGTCCGCCGCAGTAAGTGGTGGTATTGGACATAGTTGGGTAAGACAAAGATTTGTTAAACCTTATGAAGAATTAGGCCATCCATTAAATCCGGATGATAATATTATTATTGAAGGTAGGGGTGGGAATAAAAGATTTTATATTCATGCTACTGCGATAGACAATGAATACTTAGATCCAGATTACGTTAAATCTCTACAGGCTCTACCTGAAGCTGAAAAGCGCGCTAAATTATATGGCGACTGGGATGCATATCTTGGACAGGTATTTGAGGAATTTAGAGATAGAAAATATCCTGATGAACCAGAGGAAGCTATTCATGTTATCGAACCTTTTGACATCCCTTCCTGGTGGCCTCGTATATTTGTTATTGATTGGGGGTATTCGGCCCTTACGTATGTCGGATTTGCTGCTATCAGTCCTTATCGTAGGGTTTATATTTATCGTGAGTTATATTGGAGAAAAACTAAAATTGAAGAATGGGGAGCATACGTTAAACCGTATATTCAAAAGGAACAACCTAAACTCATTAGGGTATGTAAGTCAGCCGGACAAAATAGAGGAGAGGATCATACAATCCAGCAACAGATTGAGACTGCATTAGAATGTCCGGTGGAATTAACGGCTAACTCGCCTGGTTCTAGATTAGCTACTAAAGCTCTCCTTCATGAATACCTTAGATGGAAAAGTAAGTATGTTCCTGTTAAGGATGAAATAGCGCGAGTTTATAATGAAGAGCACGCTTTCTGGATTTTACGTAATAAAGGGATTATTGAATATAAAGCATATTTAAATTCCTTTAATCCCATGGAAGTTGAAAGATTACCTAAGTTACAAATATTTGGTCCAGGACATGGTAATCCGGGATGTCCAGTATTAACTGATGCAATTAAAGCTGCATCATACGATAAGAAGAAAACTACTGGTAAAGCAGCAGAAGATGTGGCGGAATATGATGGCGATGATCCTTATGATGTTGTTAGGTATATCGTGGATGCAGCCGATAGATTCATGGAAGATGCGAAAGAAGAAATGGCTAAGGCGCAAAAACAGGAAGAATTATTAGCATCATTAGAAAAAACACAAGATTATACTTCATTCTACATGAATATGAGACGTATCGAAGCAAGACCAACAAGCAATTCAATAGATCGTTATCATGGACGTAGGAGGCATTAATGCCGTCAGCAGAAGTTCAGTTAATTCAAAATAGTTTTACTGTGAAATGTGATTTAATCATATTTGCCGGTAAGGATGAAACATCTGAACAATTAGCTAATAGGAAAGATGATTTCATTAAACATCTTAATCGTCATATAAGTAAAATGGGTGTAATTAAGGAGGTTAAAGATGTTCAAGTGGTTACATCACCTACTTAATCCTCATTGTTTGCATTGTGTTGAATTAATTCGAGAAAGTAAGATATGTCAATCTTGTGAAACTCTTCGTAGTCAGTTAACAGAAAGTAATTATGAGAAGAAACAATTACTAGCGAGAGTATTAAATTCTTCTCATGTAATTCAAGCAGAAAAAACTGTTGAGCAAGAAGAAGAACCACTTAGACATATTCCTCCTAAGCATCTTCCTTGGCCTGCAATGAGAGCGCGCTTAGAAGAACAAGATAGATTAAAGGCATTAGAGTTAGATAAAGAAAAGGCTATTCGGGCAGATATTGATAAACGTAATGCCGAATTGGAAAAGGAAGTATTAGGAGAAGTAAACCATGCCTAATAGTATTGGACCTTCAATGGGATTCTTAGATAAATTATCCCAACGTCTTAAAGGTCAGAGATCATCTATGAATATGCCAGGTAAGGATGTTGAACTACCTGATGAGAGACCTAAGAAAAAGAAGAAATTTGGATTTGTTGAATCTGGTAGTAAAGCTGATCAGATAATGTCAGGTTTTAATAAGTTAAGAGAACTTAGCAAACCAAGGTAGTATGCCTAACACTGACCTTACAGAAGATTTGAAGCAAAAGCTAGGCACAATCCTTGATGCTATAGATAGAGAGGATAGTGTTACGCGCGAGCGACAAATCCGTAAGTATAGATACTTTAAATTACTTTGGGAAGGTTTCTCTCAGACATGGTGGTCGTCAACGGCACATGATTGGAGAGTATTTGACTCTAATTCAGTATTAGGCGATAATCAAGGTAGCTACTATGATAAGCCTATTAATGTCTTTAGAGCTTACCTTGAGTCTATTATTGCTGCTCTTTCTATTACCGTTCCTCCTGTCACTTGTTATCCTGATGATGCTACTAATCCCTTGGACTTGGAAACCGCGAAAGCCGGGGATAAAATAGGGCAATTAATTTATAGACATAATAATGTAAGTCTTGTATGGTTACACGCGCTTTATATTTATTGCACTGAAGGTCCGGTATTCGCCTATGCATATCCTAAAGAAGATAAATCATATGGGACTTATGTAGAAAAGTCTTATAAAGATGAAGAAGAACAGAAGTATGTATGCCCGCATTGTCAGATGCAAATAGATGATGCGGTTATGGCTGGAGCTCCGCCAGAATTAGTTGAAGATATAGAAGGCCAGAATCAAGGATTTACGAACGAAGTAAAAGATCAATTCCAACCTGATGATGTAGATGCCGAATTACAAAATTTGATTCAAAATGAAAACATGATTGTGTGTCCTCAGTGTGCAGCTGAGTTAGACCCAAACATGGAGAAATCTGTATTTGTCATTAGGAAATTAGTAGGTGAAACTACTAAACCTAAAACAAGACAGTGCATTGAAGTTTATGGTGGTCTATATGTTAAGATCCCTAATTTTGCAATGTTACAGAAGGATTGTCCTTATCTTAGATTCTCTTATGAAACACATTACGCTTGTGCAATTGATAGATATCCTGAATTAAGAAAGACTGGTAAATTAGGACCTAATTGGGGTGGGCGCGGTCCTGATGATCCATATGAACAGTGGGGGCGTTTAAATACTCAATATAGGGGTGAGTATCCCGATTCTACTGTTACAGTTAATAATTACTGGATTCGTCCAGAAATGATAAATGTTCTTACTGATGAGAGAGATATTGAACAATTAAAGAAAGATTATCCTAATGGTATAAAGGTAATTAAGATTAATGATAGTGTAGTTTCAGCAGAGAATGAATCATTAGATGATTGCTGGACTATTACTCAAAATCCTTTATCTGATTATCTTATTCATGATCCTCTTGGTGAGTCATTAGTATCTGTTCAGGATATTACAAATACATTAATATCGTTAGTATTACAGACTATTGAGCATGGAATTCCTCAAACATTCGTATCTCCTGCGGTTTTGAATATAGACCAGTATGGACAGACGGAAGCTACACCTGGGGCTATTACGGCTACTAAGGCTAATTTTAATAAGCCGCTTAGTGAAGGATTTTTTGAGATAAAGACTGCTACTCTTTCTCAAGAAGTAATGCCATTTGCTCAACAAATACAGGAAATGGGTCAATTAGTTACTGGCGCGCTTCCTTCATTATTTGGTGGGCAAATAGATGGTTCTAAGACTGCTTCTGAGTATTCAATGTCTCGCGCCCAAGCATTACAGAGACTTCAGAATACTTGGAAGATGTTTACTATTTGGTGGAAAGAAATATTTGGTAAAGTCATTCCTGCTTATATGGAATGTTTGAAAGAAGATGAAAAGTTTGTTACAAAGGGAGAACAGGGGGATTTTCTTAATGTATATATTAAGAAAGCTGAAACTCAGGGTAAGATTGGTAATGTTGAGTTAGAAGCTAATGAAAATCTTCCCATTACATATAGTCAAATTAAAGATATTGTAATGAAAATGTTTGAGCTTAATAATCCTGAAATTATGGAAGCTCTTGCAAGTCCTGAAAATTTACCTATTCTTAAGAAAGTATTAGGATTAGATGCGTTTGTAATTCCTGGTGAAGCAGATAGACAGAAGCAGTATGAAGAAATTAAGGAACTATTAGCATCAGAACCTTTAATGGTTCCTCCTGATCCTAATATGATAGAACAAGTAGTTCAATCAGGGCAAGAAATTAATCCTCAGATGATGGAACCACAAGAACAACCATCAGTTCCAATTGATCCTGATGTAGATGATCATAATATTGAGGCATTTATTTGCAGAACATACTTAGTATCTGACGCAGGTAGATATGAAAAAGTAAAGAATCCAGCAGGATATCGTAATGTGCTTCTTCATATGAAAGCTCATCAACAAATAATTCAACAGCAACAGATGCAACAAATGCAGATGCAAGCTATGATGGGTGGACAGCAAGGTCAATCTAAAGATAAAGAAAAACCAAGCAATAATCCAAAGGAACAAGTAAATGCCTGATGATGTCGTTGAACCACAATTAACAACTGA